ACGGGGCCGAGGATATCCTGCGGGTTTGGCGGAACGGCATGCGGCCCGATCCGGACCTGACGGTATCGGAATGGGCGGATCAACACCGCTGGCTGTCCTCGCGCGGTGCGGCCGAACCGGGGCGCTATCGCACCGCCCGCGCGCCTTACCTGCGCGAGATCATGGATGTGCTGTCGCCCCGGCATCCTGCGCAGCGCATCACCTTCATGAAGGCCGCACAGGTGGGCGCGACCGAGGCGGGCAACAACTGGATCGGCTTCGTCATCCATCACGCGCCGGGGCCGATGCTGGCGGTGCTGCCGAGCTTGGAATTGGCCAAGCGCACATCGCGGGGCCGTCTCGATCCGCTGATTGCGGATAGCCCCGCCCTGCGCGAACGCGTCAACCCCGCCCGGTCACGCGACGCGGGCAATTCGATGCTGTCAAAGGAATTCCCCGGCGGCATCCTGGTGCTGACCGGGGCCAACTCAGCGACTGGCCTGCGATCGATGCCTGCGCGCTATATCTTTCTCGATGAGGTCGACGCCTATCCGCCTTCCGCCGACGAGGAAGGCGACCCGGTCACGCTGGCAGAGGCGCGCACCACCACCTTCTCGCATCGCCGCAAGGTGTTCATGGTCTCGACGCCCACGATCAGGGGGCTGAGCCGGATCGAGCGGGAATATGAGGCCAGTGATCAGCGCCGGTATTTCGTGCCCTGCCCGCACTGTGGCCAGATGCAATGGCTACAGTTTGAACGTCTACGCTGGGACAAGGGTCGGCCTGACACGGCGGCCTATCACTGCGAGGGATGCGAGAAGCCCATCGCGGAGCATCACAAGACGCAGATGCTGGAACGGGGCGAATGGCGTGCGACCGCCGCCTCATCCGACCCACATTCTATCGGCTTCCACCTCTCCGCGCTTTACTCGCCGCTGGGCTGGAAAAGCTGGCAGCAGATCGCCCGCGAATGGCTGGCGGCGCAAGGCTCGGAAGAGATGCTGCGCGCGGCGCGCAACACCCTGCTGGGCGAGACGTGGGTGGAGTCGGGTGACGCGCCGGAGTGGCAGCGGCTGGCGGAACGGCGCGAAAGCTACGCGGGCGTGCAGATCCCGGTTGGCGGGCTGTTCCTGACCGCTGGCGTCGATGTGCAGAAGGACCGGATCGAGGTCGATGTCTGGGCCTGGGGTCGCGGCCTGGAAAGCTGGCTGGTCGATCACATCGTGATTGCCGGTGGTCCGGACGATCCGGCATGTTGGGACAAACTGACCGCCCTCTTGGGCCGCACATGGGCCTGCGCCAATGGGGCGGTGATGCTGATCGGCAAGCTCGCCATCGACACCGGCTATGAAGCCCCGGCGGTTTATGCATGGGCGCGCAAGCAGGGTTTTGAGCAGGTCGCGCCGATCAAGGGTCTGGAAGGGTTCAACCGTGCCACGCCAGTGTCGGGCCCGACCTTTGTCGACGCCACCATCGGCGGCAAGCGTCTGCGCCGCGGGGCGCGGCTGTGGTCGGTGGCCACAGCGACGTTCAAGACCGAGACCTACCGCTTCCTCCGGCTGGAGCGGCCAAGCGACGAGGGTGAGGCGGAACCGTCGCGCCAGTGGCGCGGCGTAAGTCCGCCGAACGCGCTGGGCGTTCATTTTCCTCCCGGCACGGTGCACCTGCCCGACTGGATCGACACCGAATGGCTGAAGCAGCTTGTGGCCGAACAGCTGGTCACCGTGCGCAACAAGCGCGGCTATGCCCACCCAGAATGGCAGAAGATGCGCGAACGCAACGAGGCGCTCGACACCCGCGTCTATGCAAGGGCTGCGGCCTGGATCATGGGCGCGGATCGTTGGGACGAGGCAACATGGCGGCGGCTGGAAGCGCAGGCCGGGGTGGAAACCCGACCGGCACCGCAGACTCCGACTCCAGCTGAACCGCCCGCACCTGTTGCGCCAAAGGCCGGAACACCGACCACGCCACGGCGCAAGCGCCGGGCATACACACCGAATTTCATGAGGGACTGAGATGGATCTGGAACGGATGCGCGCGCTTCTGGCCGCCCTGCAGGAGGCGCGTTACGCGGGCGTCCGCTCGGTCAGTTATGACGGCAAATCGATCAACTACGGCTCGGACGCCGAGTTGGCGAATGCCATCAGCGATCTGGAAACCCGGATCGCCACCGCCACCACCGGCACTCCGCGCCGTCGGCGCTGGGGCACGGTCGCCACGAAGGGCCTGTGATCCATGGCGTTCGAGGCATTCCGCCAGAGGCTGGGATCCATCATCGGCGGGTTCGATGCCGCACAAGCCCATCGTCGCCTACGCGGGTTTCGCGCCAGCCGCGCCCATGTGAACACGCTGATCGCCGCCTCGGGCGACACGATCACCGCCCGCGCGCGCTGGCTGGTGCGCAACAACGGCTATGCCGCAAACGCGGTGGAAAGCTTCGCCAGCAATGTCGTTGGCGATGGCATCAAGCCTTCGTCGACCATCGCCGATGCCGCCAAGAAGGAAGAGCTGCAGGCGTTGTGGCTCGCGTGGACCGATGATGCCGATGCAGAAGGGCTGACCGACTTCTACGGGTTGCAGCGCCGGGCGGCCCGCGAGGTCTTCCTGTCGGGCGAGGTGTTCCTCCGCATCCGGCCGCGCCGGGTCGAGGATGGGCTGACAGTGCCCCTGCAATTGCAGATGTTGCCTGCGGAAATGCTGCCGCTCGACATGAACCGTACCCTGCCCGGTGCCGGGCTGATCCGGCAGGGGATCGAGTTCGACGGCATTGGCCGCCGCGTGGCCTATCACTTCCTGCGCCGTCACCCGGGCGATCTGACCGATCCCGGCCTCACAGGGGAAACCGTCCGCGTTCCGGCTGGCGATGTCATCCATGTGCTGGACCCGGTCGAGGCTGGCCAACTGCGCGGCGTGTCGCGGTTTGCCGCTGCCATCGTGAAGCTGTTCACCCTCGACCTCTACGATGACGCCGAGTTGGAACGGAAAAAGATCGCGGCGATGTTTGCGATGTTCATCACCTCGCCCGCCCCGGAAACCCCGCTGGAACCGACCGAGGAGGATCTGGAGGTCGAACCCGGCCAAGTGGTGCGGCTCGATCCCGGCGAGGATGTCTCGACCCCGGCAACACCAGACTCCGGCGGCACCTATGAGCCGTTCCAGTACCGGACCTTGCTGCAGATCGCAGCCGCGCTGGGCGTGCCCTATGGGTACCTCACCGGCGACACGGCAAAGGGCAACTTTTCCAACACGCGGATTTCCCTGATCGAGTTCCGCCGCCGCATCTCGGCCTGGCAGCACGGCGTGCTGGTTTATCAGCTTTGCCGTGCGGTCTGGGTGCGCTGGATGGACACAGCCGTGCTGTCGGGCGCGCTGGACCTGCCGGGCTATGACAGCCAGCGGCGGCAATATCAGGCCTGCGCCTGGTTGCCCACGAAATGGGACTGGATCGACCCGATGAAGGATGCTTCGGCCGAGATCCTGCAGATCGAAGCCGGGCTGAAATCGCGCACGCAGGCGCTGGCGGAGCGCGGCTATGACGCCGAACAGGTCGACCGGGAAATCGCTGCAGAGCGAAAACGCGAGTTGGCGCTGGGCCTCGACTTCCGGCGGCCGGGGTCGCCTGCGCAGGGGCCGGGCGAAGGTGGGGCGAAAGACGCGGAGCAGGACAGCGCCAAGGATGACGAGGCTGACGACGACGCCGACGAAAAACCCGACGCATCGGAGGGCGCATGATGCACCACGCACAGATCGCACAGCGCGCCTTCAACACGCCCTTGATGGTCGATCCCGCCAAGGCGCTGGCCTTCCTGTCCGGGTTGGGTCCGCGCATCACCGGGCAGGAGATCACCTTCCATGGCGTCGATCTGCCCGCTGGCGATATCGACGTCGCTACCAGACCCGCTCGCGCCTCGCTGTTCGGCACTGACCTCGCGCAGCGCCACCAGCGCAACGGCAGTCAGCCCTTCGCCATGATCGACGGCATCGCGGTGATCGAAATCGCGGGCACACTTGTGCACCGGGGCGCATGGATCGGGCAGTCTTCTGGGCTGACCTCCTATGAGGGGATCGCTGCCCAGCTGCAGGCGGCGCTCAGCGATCCCGGCGTGCGGGGCATTGCGCTGGACATCGACAGCTTCGGTGGCGAGGTGGCCGGGGCCTTTGATCTGGCAGATCGTATCCGCGCCGCCCGGGCGCAGAAGCCCATCCACGCCTTTGTCGCCGAACATGCGCTCTCTGCTGGCTATGTCCTGGCCTCCCAGGCGAACCGGATCACCCTGCCACGCACCGGGGCGGTGGGCAGCATCGGCGTGGTGGCCCTGCACACTGACATGAGCGGGGCGCTGGATCAGAAGGGCATCGCGGTCACCCTGATCCATGCGGGCGCGCACAAGGTCGACGCAAACCCCTACCAGCCGCTGCCCGACACCGTGCACGACCAGATGCAGCGCGAGTTGGAGGTTGTCCGCTTTCTCTTCGCGGAAACCGTCGCCGCCGGTCGCGGGGATCGCCTGACACACGCCGCAGCGCTGGCCACGGAAGCGGTCGTGTTTCGCGGGGCCGATGCCATCGCCGCAGGTCTGGCCGACGATCTCGCCGACCCCGTCACCGCTTTCCACGCTTTCGCCGCCGCCCCGCGCGGCACCACTTCCCCCAGCAGAAAGGGTCCACAGATGACCACCACGCCCACCGACACCTCGAACCCGGCGCCGGTTGCCGATGCAGCTGCCAATCCCCCTACGGCAACGGTATCACCGGCCACGCCCGAACCGCCCGTGAACGCTGCAGCACCTGACACCGCCGCCATGACCGCCGACGCCGTGCGTGCCGAAGCCGCCGAGGTGGCGCAGGTCTGCGCACAGGCCGCCCGGTTGGGCGTGACCATCGACGCGGCCGATGCTGTCACGAAGGGTCTCAAACCCGAAGCCCTGCGCACCCGCGTGCTCGCCGATCTCGCCGCCCGCAGCGATGCGGCGGGCATCATCGCCACCGCCCCGGCCGCCGCGGCCAAGGAAAGCCCCATCGTGGCCGCTGCCAAGAAAACCGCGACCGACGCCAAGCGCTGATCCGCGCCGCCAACCCCACCTTCCCCATTCCCACCAACATGGAGACTGACCAATGCCCGTCCTGACGGAACCGCCCAGCATGGGCGATGTCCTCAAATACGAGGTCAACCCGAACTACACCCGCGAGGTGGTCACTCTGCTCGCGGGCACGCCCTATCCGGTCGGCTCGGTGCTGGGGAAGATCACGGCCAGCGGCAAATACACCCTGTCACCCGCGACCGGGACGGATGGGTCGCAGGTCGCCAGCGCCGTGCTGCTCTATGCCGTCGATGCCACACTGGCAGATGCGGTCGGCATCGTTGTGGAGCGCGGCCCCGCGATCGTCTCGCGTGCGGGCCTCGCCTATGACGGCACAGTCGATGACGGCACCAAAATTACCGCCAAACTCGCCCAGCTGGCCGCCGTCGGCATCATCGCCCGCGACGGCGTCTGACGCTGACCAGCCAGTCGCGCCCCTTCCCTCATTCCCCCGGAGCACCCCATGACCCTCGTTCGCAATCCCTTTGACGCTGGCGGTTATTCGCTGGCCGAGATGACGCAGGCCATCAATATCCTGCCCAACCTCTACACCCGCCTTGGCCAGATCGGTCTGTTCCGCTTCGAGGGCGTCAGCCAGCGCTCGGTGATCATCGAGCAGTTCGAGGGCATCCTCAACCTGCTGCCTTCGGTGCCCCTCGGCGGTCCTGCCACCGTCGGCACCCGCGAGGGGCGGTCGATGCGGTCCTTCGCCCTGCCGTGGATCCCGCATGACGACGTCATTCTGCCCGGCGACATTCAGGGCCAGCCGAGCTTGGGCGTCTTCGACGGTGCCGACCCGCTGGTCGAGGTGATGAACCGCAAGCTGCAGCTGATGCGCCGCAAGCATGCCCAGACCCGCGAATACATGGAGATGAATGCGCTCCGCGGCATCGTGAAGGATGGGGCCGGGACCACCCTCTACAATTACTTCACCGAATTCGGCCTGGCGCAGATCTCGGTGGACTTCCTGCTCGGCACTGCGGGGACCAACGTGCAGGGCAAGGTCCGCGAGGTGCTGCGGTCGATGGAGGACAACCTGCTTGGCGAAAGCATGACGGACGTCCACGCCCTCGTCAGCCGGGAATTCTTCGACAAGCTGATCGCGCATCCCAAAACAGAGGAGGCGTACAAGTTCTACGCCGCGACAGGCGCGCAGCCCCTGCGTCAGGACGTGCGCCGCAACTTCCCCTTCGCGGGCATCGTGTTCGAGGAATACGCGGGCACCGTCACCCTCTCCACCAAGGCCACCGAACGGCTGATCCCGGCCAGCGAAGGCATCGCCTTCCCGCTTGGCACCATGGACACGTTCACCACCTATGGCGGCCCGGCGAACCTGCTGGAGGCGGCAAACACGCTCGGCCTGCCGCTTTATGCCCGCCAGCATCTGGATGAAAAGGGCCGCTGGATCGACCTGATGACCGAGGCCTCGATCCTGCCGGTCAACAAGCGGCCCCGCATCGCGATCCGCCTGCACAGCTCGAACTGACGCGCCATGACCGTCTTTACTGCCGCCATGGACCGCATCTTCGCACATCCGTCGATGGCGGTGGCGGCGCTGTGGATCTCGGCCACCACCTCCGAGGAACGCCCGATCCGCGTCATCCGCCGCGCCCCGGATCGC